TTGAAGTTGTAGCAGTTCATCTTTGAACTCCAATTCAATTTGCTCTTGAGACATTATAGAAATATGTTCAAAAATATTTTTTTCTAATGAAGCCATTATCATTGGATTATTTCTAGCAATATTAGTCGCCATAAAATTTAAGTGAGCAGTAATATGAGCTCTATGGTCTTGACCAGGGAAAGCTTGAAACTGTCCACCCCCTAAAGCATCAATATGTTCTAGTGCCGGATCTTTTGGTGTGGGTTGCATTGGTTTAACTAAAACAGCATCAATATTTTTAACACCTAATGCTTCATACATATTTCTAAAAGCTTCATACATGTTGTGCATCTGTGGATTAGATTGTGCCAGTTGGAGTTCCGTTTGCGCAAGTGAAATACGCTGTGTTTGAGAAAAAATGTTAGGGTCAGCAACTGGCAATATATCTACCCTATCATCAAAGTCTTGTTGTTTAATCATTCTTTGACCCCCAACTACATCATACGGATATTCTGCTGGTAGATATAATTTGAACACTCTTGCCATTAATTTAAATTCATTTTTTAATGCAGAGTAAATTCTTTTATGGATTGCAGACATAGTTCTACTTCCTCTTTCAAGAAGAGCTACTGTAGTTCCAACTGCTGCTTGTTGATTTCCATCACCGACTTGTAAATCAGCAATCGATGCAAATCTTTGACCTGCAGCAACCACTGTACCCATTAAAGCTAATAGAGTTTGACTTGGTTCTTTAAATGGTAACATCATAAATGAATCTCTTAAATTTCCACCAGGTGCGTCTACATCTCTAAACTCTCCTGGTTGAATTGATTGAGCATCGTCTCTAATTCTAATACCTCTCATTTTAAATCCAGCAGGTAAATTAGATAATGTTCCAGCATCTAATAATTGTCTTAATGCACTTGTTGCAGTACGTGACAATCCACCAATCATATGAATTAAACCAAAACCATAAAAACCTAAACCTGGTAAAAATTTAAAGTGTACGAAGTAATTTGTTTTTTTTCTTTTTGGATCCGTAGGTTCGTAATTTCTTTTAATAGATAAAATCTCACTTGATCCTTCTTCAAGAGTTACAATGTAAGGTATCTTAATTTCTGTGGGCTCACCAGTCTCAGGATCTGTATCTTCAAAACCTTCAAGATCTAAATCAATATGACATTCTAATAGAGTATAAACATTTTCATCATCTGTTTTTGTAACACCTTCTAGTTCTCTCTCTTTTTTAGTAACATCTGATTCTGTATCCGCAGGTTCTGAAAGTTCTATGTCTCTATAGAAACCAGCTACTTGTTGTTTTTTTAAATCGTTTCCTGAAATTTTTATTTTATGAATGATAGCTTCTGCTTCTTCTAATGAAGTTGCACTGTAGGGCACAACTAAATCGTCTGCAGGTACAAATTTTGATACTGCACGTTGTTCTACTTCATCATAATAAACTTTTTTAAATGTTGATCCAGCTAAAGGTAAATAAAAAAGCATAGAATCAAATTCAGGTTCATACTCTTTCATCTTCTCCATGATTTGATAATTCATAAAGTCTTTTACTCTTTGAGCTTGTTGAGTTTTTTCTGGAGTTGATAGTCCTAAAGTTTGAGTTCTAACAGGACCATCTGCTGGTAATAATTCTTTGTAAGCTAATGATTGAAACTGTGTAACCGCTTCAGCAAGTACAGGATGAGTTGCACCACTTGCTCCTTGAAAAGGTTCTGTTCTATTATCATATTTAAAACCTAATAAATCTAATCCTGTAATATAAGCTTTCTCCCAATCTTTTCTTGAAGAAGAATAGTCCATATATTTACCATTAAGATCTGAAGCTATTGTTGCGAGTACATCGTCTGGTAAAAATTCTGCTAAGTTTGAATAATGTTCATCGCCACCTTCAGGTGAAGCAGCGCCAGGTTCTAAATCAATATCAACAGAGCCATCTTCATTCTCTGTAATGTCTACAGGTTCACCTTCAGCTTGTTCAATATCAACTTGTTCTTGAGCTTGTTCTTTTAATTCCTCTTCACCAGGAATTTCAAATTCTTTTCTTAGATCTGTGTTGGGTAGAGCTTTGTCTATATCCGCCATTTATTTTCTCCGTATGTTTAAATACTTTAACAGTATTGTAGTTTATATTCAAGCCCTGAGGCGTGGGTCCAGATTTAGGGGGAATTGTTGTAGTTAGTCTTTTAGGGGGTGTCATTATTTGACCCCTAAAATACCTGCTAGTCCACCTGATGCTAATGTAATTTTAGTTTTATCTTTCTCCAGTAAATCACTCATGATACGCATCTCTTCAGATTCGTTACTTAATTTTGTTTTTCTATTATAAAAATCTTTTATCTCTTGTAAAGATTTAGGACGTCTTCCCATCTCTTTAATAAATTCTTTCACAACCATTTCTATTTCAACAGTTGGATCAATGGCTTGACTGGCGTCAGCCATTTCTGCTTTAGCCATATCAGCTTCGCCAGTATTCATGATTCCTGAGCCTTGGTTCTTGGATTGAGGTCCATCGATACCTTGGTCTCTCATAAAATCTCTAATATCTTCTGAGTCTTCATCCATTGGACCAAGGTCCATAGGAATTTCTTGTATCTCAGATGTGTCTTCGTATTTTGCCATTTCTTAATAATATACTTTTTCTGTGTGTTGTAAAGGCTCATCTTTATAATCATCAGGATGATTAACTAAACCTCCTTGTCTAAATCTCATAACCGCTTGAGTCATAGAATCCACTAAATCATCATGATCTCCGTAAGGAAAAGCAGCACACTCCTCAATAACCTCTTGTGCAAATTCCATATCTGTAGGCGCCCATATTCTCCCGGACTCAAATAAAGGGGACACTGAGTTTACTCTTGTGTGTTTATCATTACCTTTTGATGGTGTGAAATTTATAACTGGGATCCCCATTTTTCTAAGTTCATAAGTTAATGGTAATCCAGAAGCTTTGGCCTCAACAATTACAGTTTCAGGATTCCAGTATCCATATTGCTCTTGTGCAATACGTCTTAGTTCAGGAAATTCATAACGACCTTTTAAGGAGTCGAGAAGCATGAGGCATGGACCACTGTCTTCGGTTGGATGAAACACGCCCCAGGTGGTAATAGCAGAATAATCGGCGCTTTGTTTTTTCATAAATGCTGTATCATAAGATTGTATAATATGTTCTATTTTTGGAAGTTCATCATCTTCCCAGTTTTGCCACCACTCACGTTTTATTAATGCACCTTCATCTCCAGTAGGATTCTGCATATATTGTGCATTCCACTTTGATAATGGAATAGATGCTTTAACTCCTTCTAAATCTTTTATGCCCCAATACTCCGGCCACAGGGGTTTTCCACTAGGTAGGATTGCAGGAAATTGAATTACTTCCCACTGATCTGCTTTAGCTTCCTTTTGTGCTTTAATTAATCTACCTGCTAAATCTTTTTCATTCCATCTCGTCATTACAATTATAATTGTTCCACCAGGTTGAAGACGTTGTCTAGGACCAGAGGTATACCATTCATAAGTTCTGTCTAGTGCTTGTGCATTTAATGCATCTTGCTCAGTATGGGGATCATCAATAATTAATAGATCAGCACCCCTTCCAGTAATTGCAGATCCAACACCGGCAGCATAATATTCTCCACCTTGTTGAGTTTCCCATTTACCAGCAGCTTGACTATCTTCTTTTAATCTTGTTTCAAAAATCTCTTTATATTCTGGAGTATCCATTAAAGCTTTTGCTTTACGTCCAAACCTTACAGATAATTCAGTTGTGTTAGTAGATTGAATAATTTTTAATTTAGGATTTCTACCTACCATCCAGGCGGGTAGTAGATAAGATGCAAATTCAGATTTAGTATGTCTAGGTGCCATATTGATTATAACACGTTTAGTTTTACCTGTAGCAATCTCATTAAATTTTTTAGCAACATCCTGGTGATGTCTACCTTCAATAAAATCTGGCCATACATGTTTAACAAAAGCCATGAAGTCATTTTTAATATTAGTTTGTTTTTTCTTATCTTTCCATTTAGTCATGTAAAGAGCCAATTGTCTTTTTACATCTGGTGGTAATTTCTCAAACTTTTTTAACTTGTCTATATCCATAAGTGCATTCGAAAAAAAAATTTATAATATTTTTTCATATGTGTTTTTAAAAGAAAAAGTAATTTAGGGCTATGAATATCTAAATCCTTCTATAAATCCGTAATGTTAGGATCCCTTTTTTTATTTACCTTAATTGATTATATACAAAAAGTCAAAAGTTGAGATGGGTCTGGTACCTCTATCGATGCCCGAGCGCAGCCGAAGGCTGCGCTCGATCTATGTGTGCACAGCGCCTGCGACATTTTGTCGCAGTGTAAATAAAAAAAAAATGCGGTGCGACATTTTGTCGCAGAGAACATACCATGAATATCGCAAGTGCGACATTTTGTCACATTGACACGATAGTAGTAGACAGGGCCCTTGGGCCCTGTCCTTATTAACTAGGAGAGTTAATCTAGTAATATCATATATTCTTTAGTGAAGTTCTCACTAAACCAATCTAAACCTTTACGGTGTGAATCCCAATCTTGAAATAATTCACTGCCCATTATCACGTCATACACAGCCACTGCAAATGCAGGAAGTTGACACGACTCACCACCGAATCTATTCTTAATAGTTTCCATAGTTGTAGGGTCTTCAGGTAATGCTACAGCAAATGGCAACTTGTATTCTTTGTTATTATATTTAATTGTTTTCATATTTCTCCTTTTTGTTAATTAAGATATCTTAGCACAATGGCGGGGATACCGCCATTGTCCATATTGTCGCAGTGCTAGGCACAATCATTACAATATCTTTTATCGCTTGATGATCTGCTATCGCCTTGAATATATTCTCCACAACATCTGCAGTTCACAAATTCATCTTTACTAGTTGAGTCGTCTTTTTTTTTATTTTCTTTATTCATATTTCTCCTTTTTGTTAATATAAGATATCTTAGCACAATGGCGGGAGTCCCGCCATTGTCAATATTGTCGCAGCCTAGTTCCAAAGATCCTTGACTAATGCGCCGTTGGTTGCTTTGTTTAAAGCCTCCAAATATTCTGTTTCAGTCATTTTTAAATACGTCAAACAAAATTCATGTTTTGTACTTTGCAACTCGCCCGGAGTTTGTAAGTACTCAACTGCTTTGTCTAACATTTCTTGACGTCTTGCGCCTCCTGGCATGTATTCTGCTTTAATTGTTTTCATTTTAATTTCTCCTTATTAAGTTAATATAGGACTATCCTATCATATTAAGAATAAAAGTCAATAGCTAAATTTATTTATTTATTTAAATATTTTTTTATTCCCCGCCCGCTCCTCCCCTAGAGTATAGGATAATCCTCTAAAAGTCAAGAACATTATTGTCGCACCTAAAATTAGATATAAAAAAGCCCTGCATTTTTGCAGGGCTTTTTAGGAGAACTCTGTTTAATCAAAATTTTTTGAATATGCCCTTTGATTTTTTAAGCCATGCCATTTTTCTAAATCAATAGCATGTTCCAAAGGTGTCCAATTTTTGTATCTAGTTGTATTTTTTAATCTCTCTGATTTCTGAGTAAAAAAATCCACTAGTTCTTGAGGTGTTTTCCACCTCAAGAAAATTATTGTTTTTACCATAGGGTGCATTATTCACGCCCTTTCAATTCATCTTGTTTGGCTTTTAGATTATTAACTTGTTCTTGATTGTCTTTAATTATATCCATAAGTTTTAAAGTTTGAGCCATTAAGATATCAATTTGTTTTGATATAGAAATTTGCTCTCTTAAGTTTTCTAAGTGTTTTTCTTGTGTCATTTTTATTTCTCCTTTTTGTTAATATAGGACTATCCTATCATATAAGGATAGCCCTGTCAACTATTAATTTAATCTATTCTTTTTAATTCGTTATACCCCCCATAATGA